TTCACTGTTTGCTTCACAAACAGGGCACTTACCACCAATAGTGGTTGGGCAGTTCTCAATAAACCAACCACCCTTGCCTTGGAAACCGTGTGAGAACACACGAACCCACGGAACATCCTCACCCTCAACAGGGGGAAGGAAACGGATGACAGCGAAACCATTGCTTGCCTGATCAAGCGTAGGCTTCCAAAAACGATCATCCTTGTAAGACTCTGCGCCCTTATTCATCTTATCCAGTTCTTCAGTCAGACGCGAAATGTTTTCCTGAGAACGCTTCTTTAGATCCTTGAACGACATATACGATATCTCCTTTTGTATGTTTTAAGTGTACGACATGTACGACTTACACCAGTAGTATACTACAGATACTGAAGTAGTCAAGAGTATTTATATGGGTAGACGAGAAGATTTTGGGAGTAGGTTCAAGGACTCACCCTCTTCTCTTAATTTTTCTACAATTGGCTTTGGTAGGTGTTTTGCAATATATTCTGGATCTAAAGAATAATTTTCACATACAAAAAGAATTGCATCAATATAAGAATCTCCAGTTTTTAAAACTCTCTTTTCAATTTCTTGCTGAAGATTTAATTCACTATTTTCAATTATCATATTCCCTATTCTCCATGTATTTTTCTAAACTATATTTTGGTTCCCAATTTAATAGTTCTTTTGCTTTTGTTATATCTGCAAGTGTATGTCTTGCTTCTCCATTTCTTGCAGGTACATGAATATACTCTCCATTCATCATCTTTGCAATATCTAAAACTGAAAAAGATTTACCAGTTCCAATGTTTATTATATTTCCATTTAATTTATGTTCACAATTCATTGCTACTATATTTGCAGAAACGATATCAGAAACATGAACATAATCTCTTGTTTGTAAACCATCACCAACAATAGTCATTTTTTCGTTGTTTTTCTTTTGTCTAGAAAATACACCAATTACTGGTGCATACGATCCTCTAACTGGTTGTCTTGGTCCGTAAACATTAAAATATCTAAAACAAACACTATCTATATTATACATTTCAGAATATAATTTAAACAATCCTTCAGAAAATAATTTTGAATATGAATACATGTTTAAACAACTGGGACTTAATGTTTCTTTTTGTGGTAATGTATCATTTAATCCATATATTGCAGATGTGCTTGAAAACATTACTCTTTTTACATTAAATAATCTACATGCTTCTAATATGTTTTGAGTTCCGACAGTATTTGTATTAAATGCCTTTGTTGGTTCATTTATACAATTTTGTATTCTTGCTTCTGCTGCTAAATGAAAAACATAATCTGGTTTGTGTCTTTCAAATATACTATTTACTATATGTTTATTAGTAATATCGTCTTTATAATAAATAGCATTTTTATTGTAATAAAATTGATCATGTGCATCTGATGATAAATTATCAATAACTGTAATATTATAATTTTGTGATATGCAAAGTCTATCAACAATATTAGAACCAATAAATCCACAACCACCAGTTACCAATATATTCATTTGCTAAACTCTCTTTCCCAATGCTCAACCATTTCATCCATCAGTTCTTCAAAATTATATTTTGGTTTCCAATTTAAAATATTTCTTGCTTTAGTTGAATCACCCTTTAAATAATTTAATTCTTCTGGTCTTAAATATTTACTATCAGTTTGAACAAAATATTCATAGTTCATATTTAATTTTTTAAAAACATATTGAGTCATTTCTCTAACAGATCTAGTTTCACCTGTAGCAAGAACAAAATCATTTGGTTTATTTTGTTGCAACATCAACCACATTCCTTCAACATAATCCTTTGCATGACCCCAATCTCTTTTTGCGTCTAAATTGCCCATCTTTAATACATTGGATAATTTTTTCTTTATCTTTACTGCTTCTAGAGCAACCTTATTGGTAACAAAATTTATTCCTCTTCTGGGTGATTCATGATTAAATAAAATACCAGAACAAATAAACATATCATATGCATTTCTGTAGTTATGACACAGTGTATGTGCATATAGTTTAGAACAACCATATGGGCTTACTGGAATCATTGGAGTTGTTTCTCTTTGATAACCATCAGCATCACAAGAATTACCAAACATCTCAGAAGTTGCAGCATGATATATCTTAGAGTGTGGTGAGAATCTTCTTGCTGCTTCAAGAACTGCCAATGTGCCTCCAGAATTAACATCTAAAGTATATTTTGGTAATTCAAATGAAATTTGGACATGTGATTGTGCTGCTAGGTGGTAAATTTCATCTGCTTGAACTTCTTTAATTACAGAATCTACACTTATAGTATCGGTAAGGTCCATATATTTAAGTGTAATATCTGGTAGAATATGTTCTATTCTTGTAGTTTGTGATTCTGGTACAGAATTTCTTCTTACAGTTCCACATACATAATATCCTTTTTGTAAAAGCAATTCTGCCAGATATGATGCGTCTTGACCATTAGCCCCGATTATCAATGCTTTCTTCATATTATGCCTCGTTTAATACTTTAGTTAATTCTTTTACTTGTTCTTCTGTAACCCATTCATTATTACCAACATAGTAAGAATTGTCATGAATAAGATCAGCATTTTTAAATTTTCTAAAAGTATTAATAGAATTCATCATCGGATGTCTCATTAGGTTTCCTGCAATCAATGGTCTATATTCTACACCAAATGAATCAAGAACTTTAGACACTCTCTTTAAAGATACACCTTTTGCTATTACTGGGAAAGCAAATAAACTAACACCATCAGTTTCAAAATCTGTGTGATATTTTTGTGGATCTAAATTTTCAACGAATACTTTGAAGTTTCTATTTCTTGCTTCTACAGTTAGTGGTAACCTTTTCATCTGACTTAAACCAAGAACTGCATGAACATCTGTATTTCTTACATTATAACCAGGGCACAAGAAAGTAAATCTCTGATCAATATCAGGAATTATATTTTTAACCCTTTCTTCCTCTGGTAATTCTCTTAGAAGACCGTGTGAACGAAGTAATATCAGTCTATTATAAAATTCATCATCATTTGTACATATCATTCCACCTTCTATTGTTGTAATATGATGACCATAGAAAAAAGAGAAAGAGGAAGCCAAACCAAAAGTTCCTACTTTTTGATTCTGTATAGTTGATCCATGTGATTCACAACAATCCTCAAATAATTTAACATTATATTTTTGACATAGTTCTAAGAGTTTGGGCGTTGTTGATGGCAATCCTAAAACATGGGTTAAGAAAAAATACTTTATATTTTGTTTTTGGAATAGTGATTCTAAATCTGTCAAACTTGGACCTAATGTTTTTAGATCAACATCAGTTAGAAACAATCCAGTATTTTTTTGTAATTGCATTATAGGTGCAACATTTGTTGCCCATGTGCAACTCTGTGCTCCCCAATTACCATGACCATATAAATCATGTGCTGCTTGAACAATAAGAAGATTTGCAGATGAACCAGAATTGACAAATACACTATGCTTCACCCCCAACCATTCAGACCATTTCTTTTCAAATTCCTTTATCTTTGGTCCGTATGTTAGTTTTGGAGAATTTAAAATAAATTCCGAAACTAGTTCTCTATCTTCTTTAGATATTGCTTCATCGTGCATCAATTTCCACATAGTGTTTCTCCAAAAATACTTTATATGTTTTGTCTATACCCTCTCTCAAGCGTATAAAGTTGTAACCACCAATAGTATCTAGCAATCTCTTAGATGATGCATCTTTCCTATATACACCATCCAAATTTCCATTAAACTCTATATCACCATTAAAACCGATAACATCTTTTACAATTTCTGCTATTTCTTTTACAGTTAAATTGTCTTCTATCGCTACATTGTATTCACCAGTAATATTGTTGTTCAAAACTATTTTAATTATTTCTGCTGCATCATCTGAGTGCATAAATTGTCTAAGTGGTTTACCTGTTCCCCATAAAACAACCTTGTTTAGATTATTGATCTTTGCATTATGAAATTTTTGTATTAAAGAAGTAACTAAATGACTTTTCTTATCGTTAAAAAATTCATCATGTTCACCATAAAGATTGCAAAAATATAAAACAGTATAGTTTAATCCATACTGCTTATTCGCAGAAACTAATGTATTTCTAGCAAATCTCTTTGCATATGCATATGCATCATTTGTTGATTCTGGTTCACCATCATTCACCATATCCTCTGTTAATGGATACGATTTTGCATTTTTAGGATAAACACAAGTACTTGATGCAAATATTAATTTAATTTTTCTTTTAACACAATAATCTATTACATTAGTGTTTATGGTATTATTTGCGTAAATAAAATCATATGGATTTTCAGAGTTGTCTTTTATACCACCAACTTTACCAGCCAAATGAATTATAGTATGGGGATTATGTATTCCTAATACTTGTTTAGTTTGGGTATAATCTGTAAGGTTGACATCTTTAGAAGATAAGTATATAAAATTTGGTTCTTTATTTTTTAAAGATTTGCCCAATAAACCAGAACCACCCGTAACAATTATATTACGCATTGTAAATATATAAACCACTGTCGCCTGTGGTTCCTTCTTTTAATTCTGTATAATTCATATTGCTTAAAAATATATCTAATTCCGGAGCATCGTATGCATCTTCTCCATAGTATTTTTTACCATAACAATTTTCTAATCTTAATATTTTTGGTCTAATGTTCCCAAATCCTGATAAAACTTTAAGTTCAGCACCTTCTGTATCAATATGCATGTAATCTACAGAACTTATTTTATTATTTTTACAAAATGTTTGTATGGTTATACATGGGACAGAAATAGAAGTATTCTCTTTAACATGATCGAATGTTGTTTTATAAAAATTTGTTTTTTTATTTATAGAACCAGAATTTCCATATTTTTTTGGATGATCTAAAACATTTTCATCAAAAACTTGATAAAAATTTATAAAACCATCATAATCACATACTGCATAATTAAACGACTTTATTCCACAAATGTTTTCTATTTTTTTAATTGTAGAAAATCTTTCAGGACATGCTTCTATGCTATAGACATTTGCATTTGGAAAATTACTTTTTAAATAACAACCATCTCCTGCATCATACGAGCCAAATTCTATGATTGTATTTACTTCACCAATATATTTACTTAAAATTTTTATATCTTTTGCTTCTAAACTTTTATATAATTTTAAATTATTAATTTCGTAATTTCTAAAATCGCCCATGTGATTTTCCTATTTAAAAAAATCTTCTACACCCATTCCTTTATCGTCAATATACAAATCCGCCTTAAATTTAACGCCCGCGCGAACCTTATGAAATTTTAACCCCCACCTGTGAAGTTGATTCTTTGTAAATTCTGTCCAGTCTATATTTGTTGTACTTCCTCGTGCGGTATCTATTATTATAAAATGCCCCTTGTCATATAAATCATTAACGATTCGTATTCTGTCAAGATATGGTTTAGCCAATTCATAAGATCCATCTGTATTTGTACAGAGAGTACCATCTAAATCAAAACAATAAATAAGTTTTTTCATATAATTGAGTGTAAAATTATTTCATGGATACATTCTATTATTCCACTATCATTACTATCTATCCAGAAATCTAATTCTGCTCTATTCGAATAACTTCTTAATTTGTTATCACTTTTATAGCCACTTAATGTAATAAATTTTAATCCTGTGTCGATACAATATTCAGCACAATTTGTTATATTTTTAGAATTACCGGAGGAACTTATTAATATAACTAATCCATTACTTTCAGAAAATTCTTTTAAAAACTGTTTAAATGTGTTTTCATATCCATAATCATTTGCATAACAAGTTAATCTAGCAGGATCGGAAAAGGAAATAGATGGTTTGTTCAATGCTTTTGTGTATTCGCATGATATATGTGATGCAATAGAATTACTTCCACCATTTCCTAATATTATTATCTTTCCTTTTGTGTTTAATATTATAGATTTTAACTTGTCCAAATCAGTTAAATTTAATTTGGATAAGCCTTCAACTAAAGTAGTAACAAAAAGACTCATTTTATATGTTATTTACTTTTCTTAATTTTTTCAATATTGGCTTTTCAGTATCATAAATCTTCTTGATACCACTACCAACCATTACATTTGCTAAGTTGATTGCTTCTACTAAAGAATCCACATTTTCTATTGACGCTGCTTGGTCTGAACCGTACATCGTTCTATCCTTAGTTATATGGAATTCTATGCATTTTGCACCAAGTGCTGTGGCAATAACACATGCATCATGACCATTATAATGGTTCGAGAATCCAACCTTTATTCCTGGGTACTTCAGTGTTAATGTAATAATATAGTTTAGATTTAATTCTTCTGCTTTGGTTGGATATGTACTAGTACATGCAAGAATATATGAAACATTTTTTAATAGTTTCATTGCTCTGTATATTTCTTCTTCTGTTGTCATACCTGTAGATACAATAACAGGTTTATTGGTTCTATTAATCTTTTCTAAGAACTCCTTATTGGTCAATAAAGCAGAGGCGATCTTATGAAAATCAACATTAATAGTTTGTTCTATCAGATCAACAGATTTTTCATCCCAACAAGATACACCAAAATCCAAACCAAGAGACTTGGTGTAATCATATAACTCCTTATATTGCTCTGCCGAGAACTCTAATCCTTCTTTTTGTTGTCTATTTGTTGTGCCCCAAGGACTTTCTCTTGGTGTGTCTAATTCTTCTTTAGTGTAAACACTTTCAATATCTCTCTTTTGAAACTTGACTGCATGGCAGCCTGAAGTTTTTGCCTTCATAATTAATTCTTTTGCTAATTCCATGCTACCGTTATGGTTTATACCAATTTCTGCTATGATGTATGTTTCTGTCATTTTTTATTTTCCTTTTATAGATCACCAAATAGTTTTTCCACCATCTATTACTAGATTGTGTCCTGTCATATAGCTACTAGCATTCGATGCTAGAAAAACTATAGCAGCTTTATATTCGTTTATATTTGCCATTCTTCCCATAGGTATTATGTTTGATAGTTTTTCAACAAATTCTTCTGGATGATCGTTAAATACTCCAGTTGGACTCAAACAATTTACCCTAATACCTCTTGTTGCAAAATAAACAGCCAAATATTTGGTCATACCAACTACCGCATATTTAGCAGCGGAATAAGTTATTGGTTTGACTGGCTGTTGTGTTTCTTCTAATCCGGGTTTACGATATATTCTTTGATCTGGGGCAATTACTGATAAATCTGATGCTATGTTTATAACAGATCCACCACCAGTATTAAGCATTTTATTACAGACGACTTGAGAGCATATAAAAGTCCCATTTATTATTGCATCTAAACCATCTTTCCAGTATTCAACAGACATATTTTCAAATCTTGTCTCATTACTTATTGAACCGTCTTTTTTTACTTTTGGGTCTTTTGCTGCGTTATTAATAAGAATATCAATTTTATCTATTTTGTTTACCATATTTTCTATAGAAACTTTATCACATACATCTACAACAAAATATGATGCACAATTTTTATTAAATTTTTGGTTTAATTCTTCGGTTTTTGCTTTAACAGTTTGTTCGTCTATGTCACATAAAATGACATTACCACCAAATTCCACTATTGCTTCAGCGTGTTTTGGTCCCAGTAAACCACCACCACCAGTAATTAATGCAGTTTTGTTCGACAAATCAAATGGATTCATAATAATTCTCAAATTTATCTTTTATGTTCTGAATGTATTTATACTCATTACCAGGTGATTCTCTAGCAACCTGTAAAGTAAAATCAGATTTATAATTACAGTATTTTAAGGTTCTAAAAATTAATTCAAAATTAGTATCACCTGTAAATGGTTCTACAGTCTTACCATTTTTTCTATCTTTTATATGAACATTTTTTATCTTATTAACCAAAGTATGAATAAATTCTTCATGTTGATTGTTATAACTTGTTATATTACCAGTGTCATAAGTAACATAAAACATTTCATTTGAGTTAACTATATCCAAAGTTTTTATTGGATCTAATTCTGGTTCAAAAAGAAAAATTAATGATGGATATTCTTCTTTAAATTTATTAATATTTTGAATAAAAAGTTTTCTTCTATAATCATCTTCCATACTACTCTTTTCGAGAAGAGGAATTGTTATTGAACTTATATTATTCTCTATAGCATTATCACATACTTCTGTAAGATTTTCCTTTAAGAAGGTTATGTCTTCTATTTCTTCATGAATAATATGATCGCAGCATATGGTATTGATTTTATAATCTGCCAGATATTCTTTAAATAATGGATTATCACGATATGATGATTCTGTTACTAACCACTCAATATGAGACAACCCCAGTTCATCTATGAACTTAAATTCATCTTTCCATGTATCGAATGGAAATTCTTGTATATGATTTTTAACGGGAGGAGATAATCTTCCCTGAATGATACCTAGTTTCATTTGAAATTATAAGGAGTGGGTGCTTTTGTATCCAAAACAAATTCGTTATTGAAATTAACTATTTGTTGACGAATATCTACACCAACATTCTTACTCCATTGGTTTAAAAGTTTTTGCGTTATATTACCCATAGGTTTATCACCCAATTTTACAGAATTTATAGATGAAACTGGTAATAAGCAAAATGGTGTTGCTGTCATAAACGATTCATCTGCTGTATATGCGTCATAAAGAGTTAAGTTCTTTTCTACACATTTTATACCTAATTGTGAACACAAATCAAAAATATAATCTCTAGAAATGCCTCTTAATATATTTCTACCTTCTGGACTATAAACAATACCATCCTTCACAAAGAAAACATTATCTCCACTGCCCTCTGCTATAAACCCGTCTTGATCTAAAAGTAATGCCCAGTTATTCTCACCTTTAAACTGTGATGCTTCTATATTAGCCATCTGATAATGGATTCTGCTTCTATTTTTTATCTTAGCATCTAAAAATTGTTCGGGAATAGCGCGTTGAGAAGTAACAACAGCATTTATACCGACATCAAATAATTTACCCATACCACTAACCGTCCATTTTAATGGAAAGTCTGCTACTATTACAGTTGGTTGGACTTTATCAAACAAATGTGAATAGATGCCAAGCGGTCCTCTACTAACATTTATCATAAGTCGATGTTCATCTGTATCTTTAAATAGATGATCATTCACTTCTACAGTTTTATTACAAATATCGATCAATTCTTCTTGAGTATATTGAATTGGTATTCTTAATATCTTTAAACCATTAAAAAGTCTTGTTATATGTTCTTTTAATTTAAATTGCTTCTTGTTAAAAGATCTTGTCATTTCAAAAACCATATCACCAAACATCAAAGCAGAATCATATATTGAAATTTTAGCATCAATTTCATCTATAAATTCACCATTAAAAAATACTTTTCTGCCGGACTTATTCATGGCATTCTCCATATAATTTATTTTTATACAATAACTTACACAATTCTAAATCTTCGTAACTATCTATCTCAAACATTTTCCAACTTTCCATTAAAGATAAACCAATTCTACCACCTAAACGATTATTATTATTGATTAATATGTTTTTTCTAAAAACATAAATTGAACCATTTTCCACGAACTGTGGATTACTATCTTGTCTGCGGACTCGTTTTTTATAATCGTAATTTACACTATTCAGTATTCCATTTTTGTTTTCCCATATAAGGAAATCTTCCAGTTTACATGCCGAGAATACGGAATCATAATCGTTCGTCAATAATGTTTCTATTGCATTATCAATATCTTGAGTTGTCCTTAATGGAGAAGTTACTTGCATAAAAATTACTGTTTCAAACAAGTCATCACTACCAACAACACCAAGGGCATGTTTTAATGCATCTTCTGATAAGGAAGTATCGTCAGAAATCGAATCTGGTCGTTTAATAGACAAAGCACCATATGATTCTGATACTTTTAATATCTCATCACTGTCAGAGGAAACATATACATTTGTTATGTATTTTGATTTTAAAGCTTGAAGTATTGAATATGAAATTAAAGGTTGACCATTAAAGTCAATTATATTCTTTTTTGGTATGCCTTTACTTCCACCTCTTGCTAATAATATACATTTCATTAATTCAATCTCTTATAAAAACCTATCAGTTGCTGTAATTAATTGTTCTAAAGTGTTATCTTCTTTTTTGTATCTTTTGAATAAAATTTCTGTTATATTTTTATTCAACCAGTTTACTATTTCTGGTTTATTCTGTCCACTGACGACATTTGATAGAACCATATTCTTTCTTAATCCACCAGCCATTGGCCAGATGCCACTATCGGTTGATATGAAAACTTTACAAGAATCTAATAGATATAGATCATCCAACATTGTTTTATCTTTTATTCTGGTGAAATCTATTATATGTTTATGACTTGGCATTTCTGTCTGTTTAGGATCACCTATTCTAACAACAGTAATACCTTTATTGGCATAATGCAATGCCAACTTAAAGAATGTGTCCTTATTGACATTTCTCTCTGGTTCACAATTATCACCATCCACTCTTTTCCAGTATGTTTTACCTTCTCTAAACTGCATCAATATAAACGGTGAAGGTATTTCATATTTTTTATTATAATCTTCATGTGGAAATCTAAGATAATATTGAACATCCTTTAGATTAGCTCAAACTGAAGGGTAGTTTCTACATACAGAACCAAAATAAACATCTGGCATTATTATATCATGTAAATCTGTATACCCGTTAAATTTTACATTTAGATGATCCAGATCATATTTTTCCTTATCGAAGAAAAATATATCATTCTCTTTTACATGGGGAATACACATGGCAAAATATTTTTGAAATAAAGACTCAACATAAATTTTTGGTTGTGTGTCATTATTCTTCTGTATAAAATTAGAAAGATTCACACATTGCTCTGCAGAATTACCCAGAGCATCTTCATGTCTCCATATACCATATTTCATTTCTTTTCATCTCCCCAATTCGAATATTTTTTAGTGTTTATTGGATTGTAATTTACTTTACCTTTAATTAAATTAATAAACATTTTATCAATGCTCTCTACAAGCATTGGTCTTTTTTCTTTAAATAACGATTCTGATTTTTTCCGATACTTTACTAATTCTTCATCGGTTTTACAATTAGCCATTGCGTCTTCAAGATACCAGTATCTTATATGAACGATTATAAGTTTATCAATTAATTCAGAAAAAGTATCAGAATATATTGAATCATATTCTGGAAATTTATTTTCTTGTAAAATTTTATTTACTCTGGTTTTGATATATTCGTCAAATGATTCACCTAAACTTTTCATGATAACTCCGGGAAAGTTTTCATAACATTTGTAAGAGGAGAAGTTTCTGATAAGTTTATAACTTCTACATTAATATTCTTAGCACTATCACTTAAAACTTTAAAATCCATCAATATTTCATCTTTCCAATGAGAAAATGAATCTGGGTTTTTAGTTATATCATCAAAATACCCTGCTTTATAATTCAAATCCACTCCACTTATATAAATTTTCTTACAACCACTCAATATAGCAAATCCAACCATATGAAGAGCGACTGTATGACCAGCACCATATGATTTACTATAATTTGTATATTTTTGTACATATGATTGTATCAGGGGAACTTCTTCTTCTGATACTAAAGATGATGCTCTATTATAACAAAAATATTTTATATTTAATAGTTTTTCCAAGTTGATGCTCTGATCAACTCCGATTGCAAATGCTAATATACCATTACATTCACCGAGTCTATTGAATTTATCATAATAATTTTCAACTCTTTGAATACTATTTGCCATTATCCAAAAATCTGGTTGTATTTCCTTAATCATATCAATACCGATGTTTGCAAATAATTCATCTGCTGTGCCACAAACAAAAACACAATATTTATCCTTTTGAACTGCTAATTGCTTTATTTTGCTCAAAAATCTTTTTGTTGATGGACCATTTGCAATAACTATTGCTGTTTTACTTTTGTGACTGTCTATAATATCATCTATAGATAGAGGTACTTTTAATTCCGCATATTTTGTTTTTACTGTGTACATTATTTTAATCCGTTTGTGATTGCTTTATCTAAAGAATTTGAAACACCATTATTCATTTCATTTGCTATATTAAAATTTTTGATAACAGATTCTATTTTTGAATTGTATAGTGATTCGTTTAAATTATTTATATTAACATTTCCATTCAATATATCGTTTAACCAAATTATACCATTAGAATCAAAAACATTTGATATTGATCTACTACCATAAAAAATTGGTATTGTTCCAGATAAAAAGCAATCTAAAAGTTTTTCTGTATAATATAAATTAGTAACATGATTTTCCATACAAAATGAAAATCTATAATCTGCAAGACCTTCTATTTTTTTAGTTATTTCTTTTCTACCCCTACCAAATACATCACAAAACTTCCCAAATTTATTGACCATTTCGTGTCTAAATGCATGTTCTTCACACATATTTTTATTTGATGCAATAAATGAAGTATTTTTAGTTTTATTGTAAACTTGTCTTTCTTCACCATTTACCCAAGCACCGAATGGAGGTGAAATATGTATAAAATTTTTAGTATTTGAAAAAAAATCTCTATCATAAGATAGGATATATTTTAATCTATTACTATTATTTAATGCATAGTGATAATGTTTTGAGTGTATGGATTTTGGTTCAACTAAAAACAAACTACAGTTATCTGGAACATTTGTACTATCAAAATATATTACATTATCGGATGGACTATTATCTAAAATATTTTCCCATGTATTATTTAAAGACTTAAAATATTTTAAATCTGTATTCTGATAAGCACTCCAATACAGTTTTAATTTTTGTAAACTCATGATTTAAGATCCTCTATAGTTTTTGTTAGGATATCATAATCATAATTACCATTGCACCATCTCTTACCACCATGATCATTTGATTCCGAATATTTTGTTTGGAATGTGCAACCAGTATCCATGTTTAAAAATATTTTAGCATATAACGACCAACGACCTAAAGCCCATTCTGCATAAGATTTTGGTGGATTCGATTTGTTATAAAATATAGAACAACCAGAACCAACCCCACCAAAATGAACTATTCTAGAACCACAATCAAAATTTAAATTTGAAGCATAACCATTTTCTTTGC